TCAACATGAACGGTGAATCTTACCGTCTGTCGAGCCAACAGCAACGTCTGAATATGTCTTAATGGCTCAATGATTCATGATCACGTGGCTCACTTTTTCGTGATCAAAGGTGGCTCAAAAATTCGTGATCAAGTGGCTCACTTTTTCATTGACATTCACACAGTATCTCCCTCCTAGACCTATTCGCTATCGCGTTTTTGTTCAAATCGAAGAAAAATGTTTTGATAGACTGACCCAGAGCCGACGATCGGAAAATGCTTAGTTTGACACTTCGTTTTCGCTGATACCGCCGCGCCTTTTCAACTCTTCGTTTTCCCTACTCGGGCGCTCGATCTCCTCTTGTTGCTCCCGCATCGTATCCTCATTCTCTCCAAACATTCGGTCTTTTTGCATCGTAGCAAGCATCCCAATCAGAGAAGTATGAGTCTACTTCATTTTTATAGCGAATATCTCCGCTCAAGACACACTCGAGATATTCCTCTTTTGCTGGATAACCTATATACACTCCGATGTGCTCAAAACTAGGCTCTACATCTACATCGACATCTACGTCGACGTAAAGAGGTATTGCCTTGAACACTGCACGGCCGCGACGATGCCTCCATTTGTAGCTAACATAATATGTTTTTTCTCCAATATCAGTTACAGCTCCGTCTCCAATGATACGCTTAGCCATGTCTTCTGTTGTCTCTACAATCATAACTACCGCCTCCCCGACTTGATTAGTCTGTAGCCCACAGTGGCTTCCTTACGCAGTATTGATGAATACGCCAGGCGATGCCTTCTCCGTTTGGAAAGAACGTCTCAATAGCCCAACGTAGATCGTGCTCACAAAAGAGCTGACCGATCCTGTCCTCTTTCTTGAAGTCATTATACAGGGACGAGAAATATTTACGCATAACATAACGAGCGTTCTCTACGTCGCTTTCTTCGCCGTCTATGCTGTTTAGGTAGTGGTCAAAAAACATCTTTGCTACGTCTGGTTTTCCCTTAGTTTCAGCTTCTTCGAGGACGTGCATGATAGCACCTTCAATCTTATGCGCTACCAGAAGCTCTTCAATATTCCACCCTATGTCATCATCGATACACATGTGTGAAAATGCGTCCTTCTCGTCCTGGTTTCTCTCATAATAACGCACCGTGCTAATTTCCGCAGCGCGTTCGTACTCCTCTATCCACTTTAACGCTTCTTTTTTACTGCACGTTTTCGGAATTTTCTGCCCAGTCAGTGACCATGCATCATAGATAACCCCGTCGATCACTTGCTTCTCGTAGAGGGGAATTACGCCATCGGAGCTGCAAGGAAGCGAACCGAAAGGCGTGCCTTTGTAGTTATATGTGTCGGCAAATACCTTCATCCATTGGACTTCGGAATCGGATGCCATACGATCAACAAGAGCTTGCATAGCTTTCGTACCGTCAATCGCTATTGTACGAGCGAGGTCTCCGTCTATGCAGTCGTTCGCATACTTTTTGGGGCCTTCATACCAAATCATGTATTTCATGTTTATGCCTCCTATTTACTCCAGTATAACAATATCACTATCAAAATGAACGCTGTAATCATGATTACCTCCTATATCCAGACTTCCCCAGACCTATGACGAATCGGAGAAATGCCTAGAACGCGATCACGAGGCCGCAGTCTCTCGCTCCCGGCTGCCGACGGTTAGTTTGGCACTTCGTTTTCGCTGATACCGCAGCGCCTTTACATACCTTATTCTACTTTTTGTAAATAATTTCCTTCCCATCCTTCATCTTGATCGTGACCGTCTGAGGATAACCCGTCTTATCTACTCCGATGGAGTTATACCTGCAACGTACAATCTCCACAGGAGACTTATGCGACTTCTCGCAGGTCGTAGCTTTCCCTCGATCAGAGAACTCTGTCCCGCAGAACTCGCAGGCGTATCGCTTAATCTCCTTCATGTCCTTCACCTCTTTCTTCTTTCTGTAGCATTAGAACAACCAGTGTGCAAGCCGTAATCATACGCCGAACACGTCCTTGCCGATTTTGTATACGTCTTCTTCGGCTAGATGAACGTACCTCATGGACGTATTCATATTGGAGTGCCCCAATACCTTTTGAATCACGTTCGCCGATGCGCCTGCCTTGGCATACGCTGTTCCGCAGCCGTGTCTAAAGGAATGACAATGCAAATCGGGAAAGCCGCAGTAGACGCATAGCTTCTTGACTTCCCTCTGTATCGTTCGCTTAATGAGTCTTCCCTTTTGGCCGACGAGAAGATACTGCTTGTCCTCTTCCGGTATGTTCTGGGACGGCTTCCATTTCTCTATTGTGACCTTGCGCTGCCCGAACACGTAAAGGTGGTACAGCGTATTCACATTTTCAAAGAGCTTGACTTCATGCAGCTTGTGCGTCTTTTTATCGCGATATTTAAGAAATACATCGCCTGTCTTTGTGCGCTTGAAGTCGTCCATTTTCAGGTTCGCAACGTCTGAAATCCTCATGCCCATGTAGAACATGAATGCTACAGCCAACGCCTCTCGATGGCTTCCGGCGTTTATGATGCGCTCTACCTGCTTCGGCGTAGCGTACACCGTCTCAGGAGTAATTCCTTTAAGCTCTCCCATGTAGTCGAGCATATTCTTGATTTCTCTCGAATCGAAAGAATCATAGAACGTATTGAGAAACTTCTTTAGAGCCGCATATCGGGAAAGAATCGTGTTGTAGCTCAAGCCGTCGTCAATCCACTCATTTGTTTTTTGCGCGACTTTTTTCTTCGTTGGAAGGCCGTCAAACGCAAATGCCCGCAGACTCTCCATATAAGAACGGCGAGTAGAGGCCGCCTTGTTTCCAAGGTAGACCTCGAACTCCTCCATCATTTCCTTTACATCCATATCGCTCCTCCTTCCTCTATTGCGTCACCTGCCATGCTTCCCCTCAAAAGCTCTTCATAGTCTTCCGGCAGCTTAAAAAACTTGTACATCAGCCTACCATCCACGACGAACACGAGATAGGGACGAGGCCAGCCGTCTTTGCCGAACCTGTTGACGACTTCACCCGTGATGTCCCCTTCGTACTCAAAGGCCTTCGAGAAGCCTTCTGTCACTACGATCTTTACTCCATGCGGAAGCTGTACCTCGACTTCCTCGGACGCGGTACCCATAGGGATCATTCCCCATGCGTGATAATAGCCTCCTACATTGTGATTCAAGAACAATGTCGTCTTCATGATGCCGCCTCCCTTTTAGCGTCCAATAGATGCCAACGCTTCCCTGACGATTTTTCCCCATTCTCCGGCCGCATCGAGATCAACGACGTGTGGCCGTCCACCGGAAACGTCGATAAGGTCGCGATCAATGCCGACCCCGTTGATATACCTCTCAACATAAAGGTCTTCCGAAACCGACTTCTGCCCTTGACCTCCGAGATGCTCTACGAGGTCACGGCTAAACTTGAGCCGCAGCGTGCAGTCGTCGCGCTCCGCTTCCAGCTCAACACGCGCATAGTCAATCAGATTATATCCGCAGTTTACTTCGGATTCGACTGTGCCTTGCCATGTGGTTCCATCCGGCGTGGTGTACGCAAACTCCCTCTTTTTCATTATTCTTCCTCCTCGTTTTTCCTGTTTCTTCCTAATTCGACATAGCCGCATAATTTTCCTTCTACGGCTTTTTTGTTTTTCCAGACCTATTTCAAATCGAGAAAATATTGCAAGCCCCTAGAACGCGATTGACCAGTCGCAGTCTCTCGCGCTCATCGGGAAATGCTTAGTCTGGCACGATGTAGAGCGTCTACGCCGCATCTTCGCCGAATATCGCTTCCATAACCTCTTCGACCGTTGGAGCCATCGCAAGCTCCTTCTCAGTCAGGTTCAGACGGCGCGAGGCATCACAAAACACCTCGACGATCTCCTCCATGCGCTGCTTTGTGTATCTCTGTGTTTCTTTCATTACATAGCCTCCTTATTTCTGCCCATCGAAGCCCATATCTTCGAGCCTCTTGTACACCTCATCTATATAGTCTGATACGCCATACGGATCGCCTCCGTTTTTGATGTAGCTTTCCATGATGCTTTCAACAGCTATAACAACATCGCTCAAGTAATGCCCTTTATATCCGGACGCAACGGCGCAAGTACAGGCCGTATTATATGCGCCTTCCGAATAGGACAGCTCGGCATCGGACGCGCCTTCGCGCCTCTTGCCCTCTTTTACTGCAAACGAATCTTCTGCCGCGTACTTGACAAAGCATTTCCAGACTTCTTTCATCTTATTCGTTTCCGTCGCTCTTCCTCCATTTCTTGTTGATGATTCCGGCGATGTCATCATTGGGCTTTATTTCGGTCGTTATGATGGTTATGCCGTCCTTCGAGACCTTGAGCATACCTTTCCCGACTTCGGCCGTTATCTCTGTCTCGTCCAAGAATTTGAACATATTCATCAAGTGCTCGGCGCGGAAATACCTGTTGCCTACAGGAAACGAAAAGATTTTATCCTGCTTGAATACCTTCTGAAAGGCGTCGACATCCTGTCTACGGATTGTCACTTTCTCCTCCGACGTAAAAGCAAGCAGGCTCTTCGTCCCTGATGAGATGCGTTCATCCCTACGATCCGTAAAATAATACGGATTCACGCCCTCGAAAAACGAAAGAGGCGCATCTAATAAGAAGTACGGACTGCAAAAATAGGCATTACCTCCGCGCGAAGTGATAGACCCATACTGCCCGCAATGCGCCTTCCTCATCTTCTCAAGTGTGCGCTCGATGAGTTTCGCGATATTGATTTTCCCTGGCTTGAGTTTCTTCTTCCGCAGCGCGTCGACGATGTACGCCTTCGCGATTTCAACGACATCAGACTCTAACGGAGAAAGTCCTAACTTTTCCAGGTCTTTGCAGGATGGAATATTCCCTTCCAATATTTCTAACAATTTTTCCATGTTTTTGCTCCTTTCTTCCTTCGCCGAACCTATCGACAAAGCCAGAACGCGATCAACGATGTGCAGTGTATCGCACGGTATCACGCGCTCGGTTCGGTCAAAAATGCTTAGTTTAGCTCTGTTTCCCTTATGACTCCCCTCAAGTCAGTCTGGCTCAAGTCTACACCACTCAAATTTACCCAGCGCAAGTCAGAACCTCGAAGGTCTACGCCTCGCAAGTCAGACTCACGGAAGTCGGCTCTCCTGAGATGTGCACCAGTCAAGTCGGCACCGCGCAAGTCGGTATCCGTCAAGTTTGCACCACTCAAGTCGGCACCATGTAAATTGGCTCCTCTTAAATCTGATCCTCTCAAGTTTATTCTGCGCATGTCAAACCCCTGCAAATCGACACCACGGAGGTCTACGCCTTTCAAATCGGCGTCGCAAAAATTGCAGCATTTCAGTATCTTTCCCAGAGTTGTTTTGTCCATAATGTTTGCCTCCATTCACATCGCCTTCTGAATCACATCCGAATACAGGAAGCTATAATCCTTCCCATACTCAAAATCAGGACGGGAAACGATTGCCTTCCATTCCTCATCAAAGACAAGGCCAGAGTCTAACAAAAGACCGACTTTTCGGGCGTATCGGAGAATGAATTTTTCAATCCATCCCCATGCGTCCTCGATCTGTTCGGGATTGTCTCCCTTCTTGTCGAGAACGTATTCAAGTGCCTCGAGGCCGTCGAGCAGTGTCGGCTCGGACGTTGTTCCCCGCGCAATTTCCCCGACCTGAAACTGCGTCTTTGTGATTCTGAACAAATCCCGCTCCCAATAGGAAGCTTTTTTTGTCGGCTTGATCGCGACTTTGTGAATGCCGAGTGGAGTACGCAGCGTCGCCTTCGTGCCTTCTTCCGGCAGCTCGAAAACAATTTCATAACCGCCAATTTTCTTCCTCTTCACCTCGTCCGCGCCATCTTTAGAGAACACGGCGACGGGCTTCCAGTATCCGTTTTCAATACGGATCGTTCTTGCTTCCTTGTTATACGTCATCATAATTGTTCCCCTCCCAAAACTTGCTAGCATAGCGCAAGACTTCGATCGTACGCCGCGCCTTATACAGTATCCTAGAACGCATCGGGAGAATTGCAGTCTTCTACTCCTCCTCTGTTGCGTCCCATGACCGATTAGTTTATCTCCTTGTCCCATTCTTCCCTTTTTATCCCATGCAGCCGACAACGCTTTCTTCGCCAAAAACTTCACCATTCTTGCAAAACCATAAGCACTCATCGTCGCAATAATCCCGGAAAGCCTCTTCTGAAACATCACTTTCGTATTCCTCTTCGATCATGCGTCCGAAATTGTTGTTAATCATATCGAAGAAGTCCTTTACCTTAACTTTTCTTCCTGCTCGCGTATCGTCTGTAAATTCCTTCCACGCCTTAGATACGGCGCAGTCGTAGAAATAACCAGTGAAAGGGCAGCCTTCTAACCAGTCCGGATCCGGGATGCGGCTTCGACGGTATTTCCCCAGATGCTTCCAAAAATATTTCCCCTTTGCGTTATTGAGGAAATTATTCTGGATGTAAATCCACGCTCGAACCCCTTCTACTTCTTCCGCATCAGCGTCAATCAGCCAGTCGGCCTCTACGCCAGAATAAACGCTCATGCTCCAGTCGCGAATTTCAACGCCAAAGGCGCGTGCAACGTCCTTGAAGCAATGCGCGGCTTCCGCGCCGGCGTTCTCCCAATAGCTGTAATTTTCAACGTATTTCTTATAGGCCAGATCATAGGCCTCCGCCGTCAATTCATCGACGCGGAAAATATTAATATTGATTGTTTTCATGATGTTCCTCCTTTTTTTACACTTGTGGCCTCCATCAAACCCTTCTATATCCTCCGAATTAGTCACATCGAAAGAAATAGAAAGGCTTAAGCAAGTCACAAATATTCCTCCATCGATCACGTCCCCATGCCTCTTCGCGGCCTTGTCGCTCGACTCAAACCCTCCCTTCGCCGTTGCGAATAGCTTTGATAAAATCCTGATAGACGCGCTCGTGAGCCGCATCGTCCCGGACAGAAAGCGCTTTCGCAGCCGCGGCCTCATACTTCTGTACAAAGTCATAGTCAAGACCGATGCTGCCAAACGGAGCGTAACCCGTCGACAAGGCAAGTCCATCTCCGAGGTTATACACGTCGGCACGCCAGCCGTAGACGCGTGATGTCGTGTACCACATCGGCTCGCGTCCTCTCATGAGAAACTGAACTGCACAATATCCGACAGAAATGATATTCCTGCCGAAAAGGTGCTTTATGTTCTTTTGCGTGGTTTTCGTTTTCATGGTATTTCTCCTCGCTTCTTCTCGATCTGTTCTTTCGCCCATTCTTCATAGGCTTCCAAGAACATATAGTGAAACCACTCTTGCATGGTCATGAAAATTCTCTTCCTTAATTCGTCCTCATAACTTCATCCAGGTAGATGCGGCCGGCACGCGTGCGAAAATAGGCACGATCAGCCGTGTACCGTACCTTTGCCCGGCACAAGCGGCTTTTACGTTCGCCGGATTCGTACCGATACACGACCGCATCGCCGTGATCGTCGATGTCATAGACGACGATGGAGCCGCAAATACCAAAAGAATAAATTCCGACCTTTTCCATTTTTAGACCTCCTCATTTTTGCGAATCGAAGAAAATAGCGCGATCACAATGTTGCATTGTATGATGACCGCGCTCGCCGAAAATGCTCACTTTGTCAACAAAACTACGATCACGGCGACTTGTAAAACGATGTTGATGGCCGCCATGACCATCAATTTGTCCATGTTATCCCTCCTCTCTTTGTGATATAATAAGTAGGCGGGCGATGCCCGCCTTGAGCACCTACTTTAAGAGCGTGACAAGCAGGGACGCGAATCCTATTACCGCTTGCGCCAAAGCGATATAAAACAGGATTTTCTCCCTCTTCTCGCGCTCTTTCTGCTTTTTGCGAGCAGCGCGCTTCATTCATATCACCTCCTTTCATGGCGCGATGGCTTGCCTCATCAGCGTGTAGTTTGCCAAACTATCACGGACGCGCTACGATCCACGATCAGATATAGCGCGTTTCGGCGTAGACTCACGCGACAGCTTCGACGGTATCTTCGAGAATCCAGTAGACGACGATGCTATATTGCGTACTCTCCCTGTTCGGACGGAGTTCCTTAAAGCCTCTCCCAAAACGGCCGTCATACTCCTCGTAGATCGGTTTCTCGATCTGGCGCGAAATATAGCCGCGAAAGAGCGCTGTATGATGCAGCCGGCAGGCGTTTCCATTGATGATGCGAGTTTCCATAAGTCATTTCTCCCTTCAAAAATCATATAATCACGCGTTAATCTTCATAATCATATTCCTCGTAATCATCTCCCTCCTCTTCGTCATAGTCTTCATATTCCCAATCACGCGATATTTCAGGATCGAAAACCTCTTCTAACTCGGCGTAGGTTAATCCGTCCAAGCATATTTCTACACCAGTGAAATAGGAATTAAACTCGCGTGCTCCGACGTGCTTCATGTCGTGCCATAATTCATTAGATATTCCCATTTCTCCGGTCACGGAAAAAGGCGAACCTTCTTCCAAGAAATACTTTTCTCCGAACAAGAAGCCAGCTATTTTAATGACTGACTTCGCAAAAAAGCCACTTCCAATCGGAGAAGAAAAGAAACGGCCGTCCTCGTTCGCGTGCCAGTCGTAGCGATCATTTCCGCTCACGACCAGCGTTTCATGCCCTTCGCCATCAGCGTCCTCCCAATATTTCCCAGGATAAAGCCGAAAGGTAAAGCCTCCGAGAAGGTAGAACAAGGTCGGCCTGCCGTGGAATCCTTTACCGTCATAAAGCGTGCTGTGATACACGCAATACGGACGGTATTTAGCTCCAGAACTGCCGATGACGGGCCCGCGGCCGTTAGAGTCGTTAGACTCCGATATAGCCGCCAGAAATACCTTTTCGCCTTGACGGACGATGTCCGTCGGTACCGGCATAGCCTCGCCCGACCCTCGCAAGTAATGCAAGAGCCAGAAAATCGGCCAAACAAGTCGAGAAGCGTCCTGGATGACTCCAAAACGCCGCGCGAAAGATGGGACGCGGCACATCGCGAACAAGAAAAACGAAAAGAGGGAAATAATAATCGCCCTCAGGATTTTCAGATTAAGCATAATATTCCCTCCATAAAGTCGAAATATTCCATCTTTTTGGCCTATCTCATCGGTGCAGGGAGGCCGTCCCCTACAGACGCGCCCGACCGGACGCGTTTCGACTCACATTTCCGACGCGAGGCGTTCCAAGGCCTCGAGTACTTGGACTCCGTCCAAATACTCGTCCTCCGGCAGCTCGAAATTGGCAGATGCGTGTTCCTGCAACATCCGATTGGCCTCGAAAATCACATTGAAAAGCCGCGCTTCGTCACCGTCCTCAAAGAAACGACGCAGGACAGAGGCCGGAATGTCGACCATGTAGACGGCGTTTTCCGTCTCGTAGTGGACGAACGCGGCTCTCGTCGCCGGCGCATGAAAGAAACCATAAAATCCTTTGTGAACCGTAAAATTGACCTTTTTCATAAAAAATTCCTCCTTAAAATACTTTGATAGACTCACAACAAAGCCTGATTTTTGCTTGCGACTTGCTCCCGCCGTTTTGCTCTCGATCAGGCCCTGAATCAATCTATCAACAAGCCGCCATAATGCACAATAAGATGTGCAGCGGCTCGGATTCTGTTTTGATGTTTATTTTACGTCGCCTTGCGTCGTCTATAGACGTTTTACGACGGCTAAACTATACACTTTAATCAGCTTGCCAATGCGCATCGCGGCCTAGGTCAGTCGGATTCGTCGTCGGTTCATCTGTCAGGGTTGGTCCCTGGAGCTTGACCGACAACACGGCGCCTTTCCGTCTCGCGATGTTTCTCGCGGGTTCGCTGATCGTCCCCAATTCGGCCTCTTGCCTGCCGTATCGTTCGCTTGAGGACTTCAAGCAACGTATTAAGTTTTCAAGGTACAAGGCGCTCGCGTCGGCGCGGCCTCGCCTCCTTTCGGACTCATATTTACTTTGGCGGCTTTTTTATACATGCTACAGCCTGCACGGGTTTGTTTTGTCGCCCAAACCGAGACGGTTTATGTCGGCGGGTCTGCCGGCTTTTTGTTTTGAGAGGGGTTTGCTCCCCTCGACTTGCTCTTATTGTAGCTTGGCTTTTGCGACTTGTCAACTACTTTTTTCTCAAGTAGTTTATTTTTTTGTTGTCGCTATGTCCTTGCTACAGCTATATCATAGATCAATATATATTTCTCATCAATAGATAATAAGACCTAAAGTTATTGGGATAATAGTCATGATATAGACAGATCTGCACGGAGCTGCCGGACATGATGGGGTTAACCCTACGACGATTTTTGGCTATATAATGTAGGGATTTTTTGCGAATCGGGAGAAAAATTGGCTAAACCCTAGTAATGACGCGGCTCGGCGCTGGCTCGGCGCATGTTTTGGGCGCGATCGTCGACCAGGGACGACCAGGGACGACGGACGACGGCTCATTTATATTTCATATCTGTTTAATATGCTTTATAACGCATAGTGGACGGCTTAATAGGTGCATGTGCAACGATTAACGGCAAGCCGGCTGCCGATCAGCCAACGACGCACGAACAGCTATTATATATAATATTTATGATAACATAAACGATATATATAGATATAGCGAATACGAACAATTCAAAATATGCTTAATAGTTATAATATGATAACTTATAGTTATAATACGACGGATATGAGACGATGGCAGCGCCGACGATCAGCTGTGCTATACTTTTACGGTATATGTTCTATGGTAAATATGATATAAGGCACGATATATTATAAATTATATACATGATAAGATAAATAATATTTATGATAATGGGTCTATTATGTGTATGTGCTACGGCGACTCTACGACGATCTACAGCGCGCGACGACGATTCTACGACGGCTATATATTGTGTTATTGTTATGTGTATATACTATATATTGTGATATGATATAAATAATATTTATGATAACTATAAATGTGAGTTATGATATGGAATTTTGGGGCCTATTTTTAATGCGAATTTAAGATGTATCAGGACGCTTGCTACTATTGGGATCGCGGCTGTTTTGGGACGTTTTATGTACGCGTGTAATAGACAACAGAGCGCATTTGTTTCGATTTATGGCGATATATGACGCGTTAGGCGTTGATATTATTGGGTTTGCGCGTGTTTTTGATAGCGTCTGATAGCGACGCCGGGCGACGATCTACAACGACAGACGACGACGAGAGACGGCTGCACGACGACGACGGATAGGCGCGTCAATCGGATTTCATGATGCTATAGATATGGCGCAAGCCTAGTAATGACGCGGCTTTAGAGCCTTTTTCCGATTCGTTCAGATGCAACGATATAGCGTGATCGGCGCGACATGGCGCGTATATACCTATATAGGTATGCTGCTTTTTGGTCGGTATGATGATGCATGGCATCGGCACGGGGCTAGTATTTATGCGGCTTTAGAGCGTTAGATAATGACATATAATGCCTATTAGATGGCATTTTTATGTTGATGGAGGACGTGTTACAGGCGTTTGTTTTTTGTCGATGGCGTATCACCAAGGCACGACGGGCATCCAGCGCGTTTTTGGCGGTCAGACGCGGCTCGATGATGGGGATATGGTAATTTTTGGTAAACCTAGGCGCGACGCGTTCAAGACCTTGCGGGCTTTGATTTTCCTAAGCATTTTCGCCATATATGGAATATTTTCCCCTGGAGTTTATTTCAAATCGGAGAGAATAACAGGGATATTTGATATGATAAATAATATCATTTGTGGCTACAAAGAAGCTAAAAACATGTGTTACAGAGAAAAGCTATTTGGTGATACAAACGGCGTAGAGAGGGGATCGCCGTATGTCGGTGTAGCACCGTCGACGGTTCGGCGCAAAAATTGTTCTATAAATGGGATAATATGGAAATAAGATTAGAATTAGATTAGAAATTGGATTTCGACTCTAAAATCATGTCAAAGTCACCGCCACACTATTATAGGGGGAGTTTTTATGAGGCGCATTTTAAGCCAGCTCTCCCTCAGACAGAAAAGGCGAGGTGACTATGTGGCATTTGACTATATGGGCTTACTCTCGGAAAAGATGCCGATTGCTATGCGGCTGTCTGGGGCAGGGTGTAGGCTCTACTTGGCGCTGCTCTACAAATGGAACGCGCTACATCGCAAAGAAAGATTCAACATGACCGACGAGAAGCTAATGGCTATGACGGGCATCAAGAGCCGTGTATCGGTTCTGAAGGCAAAGAAAGAGCTTGAAAAGGCGCGGCTGATTACTTACTATCCGTCGAACAAGAGATTTGGGACAACGTACTGGATTACGACAGATACGGAAGCACAAAAGCAAGGCTCTAAGTGCCTACGCTAAAAAATGAGCTACGGTATGACATAAAAAACGAGCAACAACAGAAGAGAGGTAACTTGATATATTACTAACGTAATATATTACTAGTGGGTTTGTGAGACTTTCTCCGATGTGATAAAAAGCAGTTTTCGATAGGTAGTAATTCAAGCAGAGCTTGAATGATTTGCAAGCAAATCGTTTTGTGTATTACATACACCCTTCGGGGACTCTTGCAGAGAGCTAACGAATCGGAGAGATATGGGCTAGCCCTTGGTGATGCACAGCTACAATGTGCTGCGCCGTACTAAGCCTTACTTTCTCCGATGTGAAAAACCTGTCATAGTCGTCGTAGTACAGTAACCCAAAAGAAAGAAAAATTGCGCTAAAAGAAAGAAAAGGTGAATCATGGATTTATTTATAAGCCTGTTGATTGAGGCTCTGATTCTGTGCGTCATATTTATTCTATGGCGAATCGAGGGCAAAATAGAAACCGTGCCAGCGTTACCGAAAGAGCTTGAGGAGGATACGGCAATGATATATCGCGCCACGAATACCACAACAGAGGCTGCGCCGGGCATGGATAAGCAAAGGGGTGATTATTTGGCTGCATATATCGTGTGCGAAATCACGCAAGGCTATGAGACAGAAATTCTGGGAGTGTTCAGTACCAAGGAAGCGGCAGAGAAATATTGTGATTACAAGCGGGTCGTCAATGACGGCTCTTTTTTTTATGTCAAGGAACATGGCGTTGACGAAAAGCAAATACCTAAGCGCATCGGCGTAGAAGCCATTCGTGATGAAATCCATTTCTTCGATTCGGAGAAAGATATTGCGTGGGGCAAAGACCCGAACAACGAAGATGTGATTCGGTTCTCTATGGGCTATGATGGCCAGTCACTCTCAGAAACGCAAAAGGCTGCGAGGTTGATAAAGGAGTGCGTATGGGGCTGACGCTTGGAAGTTTGTTTGACGGTATCGGCGGGTGGTTGTCATCTGCTATTGACTACGGCATTGAGCCGCTGTGGTCTAGCGAGGTAGAGCGCTTCCCTTTGGCTGTCACGAAGCATCACTATCCCGACGTACAGCAAGTCGGAGATATACGGAACTTAGACGGGGGGGTATTGCCTTCCGTAGACATCATTTGCATGGGCAGCCCATGTCAGGACTTATCATTGGCTGGGAAAAGAGAGGGGCTGAAAGGTGAACGAAGCGGATTATTCAGAGAGGCAACTCGTATTATTCGAGAAATGCGACGAGCAACAGACGGGAAATATCCCCGATTCGTCGTGTGGGAGAACGTGCCCGGCGCGTTCAGCAGCAACAAGGGAGCTGACTTTCAAGCCGTGCTTGAAGAAATCGGACAGACCGAGATTCCAATGCCTCTTCATGGCAAATGGGCGCCCGCAGGAATGGCAGAACTGCCTCAGTGTGAAATCGCATGGCGCATCCTCGACGCTCAATATTGGGGAGTGCCCCAACGTCGCCGTAGAATCTTCCTTGTCGCAGATTTTGGAATCGAACGAAGACGTGCCGCAGAAATACTTTTTGAGTCAGAAGGCATGTCTGGGGATATTACGGAGAGCGAAGGCAAAAGGCAAAGAACTGCCGAAGGAGCTGAAAGAAGCTCTGGAACGACAGAGTGCTGCGATGTAAGGACATTTGATGTCCGCTCGTCCCATTTAGGGACGAACAAGGCAAGCGCACGGGCGACCGTTTATGAGACCAACACTAGTAGGACGCTATCGACAAATGTTCCAAACCCAGACGGCCAAGAAGGCGGGACTGCAATCTGTAGAACCGACAAACGAATCGGAGAAACAAGGTGCTACAACATCTGCTCCTATGCGTCCAACAGCATGAAGTCGGATAATCCTCACAGCGGAATATATCGGGCAAAGACATCAAGAACACTAGACTTGAACGGCGGTAACCCTGCATGTAACCAAGGCGGTACTATGATTGTGACAGCCGGATTCAAAGCTGGTCAGAGCGCAAGGGCAGACATAGGATATACCATCGAAGCAACTCCTTGTTTTACAGCACAGTGTAGCGGAGTTGAGCCTACGATAGCTTGCTATGACATGACACACGCAGATGAGGTTATGCGTCCTGTTAAAGACGGCATCGCACCTACGCTCAATGCACGCATGGGGACAGGTGGCAATCAAGTACCTGTGGTGCAAGAGACACGTTCCTCCGATGCGGGCAAAAGCCCTTGTGTTGATGAATCGCAGGTTATCGCAGTACAAGGCAGTATGATTGGCAGATCGGAGAAGAATGGCCCTCAGGGAAGCGGATTATCTGACGTATGTTTTACGTTGAATACGGTTGACCGACATGCAGTATGTGTGGGAAATGGACAGCCGAATCAGTCGCAGTTGCAGACTACAGTAGGATCGCTCAACTGTATGCACGATCAGCAGTGCGTTATGTTCTCCAAGACCTCTTTTGCAAAATATGAAGAGGTGGATAATACAACATCGCTACGGGCTTCTGGTGGTGACATCGGTGGTGGTAGTGAGAACTTGTGCTGTCAGTCTTTTGTTCGACGTTTGACTCCGACTGAATGTGAGCGCTTGCAGGGCTTACCCGACGGATATACGCTTATCGACGACAAGTTGTGCTGTGATTCAGCGAGATATAAAGCGTTGGGCAATGGCATGGCTAAACCGTGCTCGGATTATGTACTGAGCAGGATAGCAGAGGCGTTTGAAAGAGAGTGAAAAACGATGAGTAAAAATAAGGGAAAAAACTGGGTTGATTTCCGAAACAAAAAGAAAGGAAAATATGTTCTTTTCTTTGATTCATACCCGTATGGGGTAGTTAAAGCAGAGGTATACAGTAGTATTAGCCTGGCTTTAGACAATATGGTCAACAATTTGGAGTTTCAACAGTCTCTTCATGATGCATCGGGCAAGCTCCTTGCGTGGGTAGAACGTTACGAGCTTGTAATGTCAAACGAGCTAAAGGCAAAAGCAAGCTAATTTTATACAACACGGCTACGCCGACAATAAGCAAAACGAAATATTTCTCCGATGTGAAAAATACGGCGATAGGCCGATGGCGGCTTTGCCGACATAGAAAGGACACGAAGTATGACAACAAAACCAAAAGAGAAGTTTGCAGGACTGCCCATAGCAGAGCAGGAGTGTGTGGTCACGATCGATCGAGAGGCGGGCTGCGCCAGAATCTACGCAAGCGATACGCGCTATATCAACAAGCTGGATAAAATCTACAAGAGGGTGCGTATACATCAGAACTGTGACGGCATCACGGCGGTCGAGTACGAAGTGCCTGAGAAGATGATTTCGTTCCGTAGTAAGATTTCAAAACCGAACTTTTCGGAAGAGCATCGAAAGGCTTTGGCTGAAAGAGTAAAGAAACTAAAAGCGTAACGTCGATTTTAAGGTCTACAAACACGAAGCGGAGTTTGTAGATGGCGATATAAAGCTACCGACGCGATACTTTATATGCGTAGCATGGTTTTTAACGGAAAAGTGCGTTTCTACAAAGGAAATAGACACAAGTAGTTCTAGTAGTCCTATAAAATAGAAAATATAGGATAAAAGAACTATATACAACATAGACTTTGGGGGTGATAACGTAGCACAGACAAAGATTGACAAGATGGGTATCGGGGGCAAGGTCTTGGCGATGCGCCGAGATTTGACTTGCGAGGAAATCGCTGATGAGATAAATCGGCGGTATCTTCCGGCAGGTGAAGAGCCCGTTACCAAGATGACCGTTTCTCGTTACTGTACGGCTCACGGCATGACAGACATGCAGCGCAATAACATTACCAAGTCCGTAACCCACTTCGATTCCTTAGCCGAGGCGCAGAAGGTTCGCAATCGGTTGGTAAAGCACACGAATAAGCTGAGTGACTTGCTCGACGAGCTAAAAGAGGATGAAGAGAAGTTATCTGAGATAGCCTCTATCTCCAACGCATACCTCAACTGCTGCAAGCAGCTTTCCGAGCTGAATCGAACCGTGAGCCAAATTCAGAGGGAACAACTCGGGTTACAGAAGGTACGCAAGGTTTTGAGCGTTGTCATCTCTCTTCTTGAGAAATATCCCGAAGTCAAGGCTCAAGTTTTTGAAGAACTTCGGAAATCCGAGGTTTATGACACGATTCGGTCTATCTAATCGTGAGTCATATTTTAGGGGTTGAGGCGCGTGGTGGCCAAGTTGCCGAGGAGCGTCCGTCCTGCTGACTGGGACAAGGCAGGTATATATATATACAAGGAGGTCGGTACATGGCGAAAACAACGAGGTTTTTTGACGAGCTGTCCGCTGCCATAGAAAATGGAACCTCCACAGAAGCGATTCTTTCAAAAGCGAGTACAGGAAGAAGGGTCAAGGAGTGCGCGGAGTCCTTGGAGCTGTTTGCGAAGACATACTTCCCTAGTGTGTTTACGAGTGAGTTCTGCCCGATGCACACGGAAGTGTTTGCGTCTGCCGAGGATATGATTCTTAGGCGCAAGAATCGGAAGAATTACTACGTCAGGGCTGCTCCCCGTGGTCACGGTAAGTCGCAGGTTATCTCTTTTTTGCTCATTATCTGGTGTATCGTCTACAAATACAAACAAAATATCCTGCTTGTATCAGATACGCTAGACCAAGCAAAGAGCTTTATATCAGCGATTAAGACCGAACTTGAGGAGAATGAACTGATACAACGTGATTTTGGCAGTCTTATTTCTGAGGAAAAATGGGCGCAGGATAAAATTGTCACATCGAACAAGGTTCAAGTCTATGGACGAGGCGCAGGACAGAAACTAAGGGGAAACAAGTACGGTTCGATTCGACCACAGCTAGTTATCATCGACGATCTCGAGAATGACGAAGCTGTAGAAACAGAAGCACAAAGACGGAAACTGTTCAACTGGTTTATGAAGGCATTGATTCCAGTAGGCACACCGACAACGGATTATATCTACATCGGTACGGTACTGCACTACGAATCATTGCTACAAAAACTACTGACAGAGCCGTCTTTTTCCATGTGGAATCGCAAGAAATACCAAGCTATACAGCATTTTTCCGAATCGCCATTATGGGATGAGTGGGAAGCTATGATGCTTGACGAGAACAACGATCAGGCATACGAGGACTCTTACCAGTTCTACCTTGCGAATCGAGAAGAGATGTTGTCCGGCGTAGAATCTCTTTGGCCGCAATCTGGGCGCGATTACTACGAGAACATGATGGAGCTTCGCATTTCTGACCCTGGGGCATTTGCTTCGGAGTACCAGAACGAACCTATTGACCCTTCTCAAGCGGAGTTTCTTGTAGAGTGGTTTGACTACTACTACGACCTCCCGGAGATTGTGGGAGTTTATGGTGCGTGTGACCCGTCACTCGGCAAAAGTCGTTCGGATAGGGCTGCTATCATCTGGGCAGGCAAGGACGCAAACGGGTATCTGTATATCTTGGAGGTCAACATGGGAAGGTATCACCCAGACCATCTCATCGAAATGATTATCGCGGGGGCTATGAAATATCACGCAAAATTGCGGTCGGTCAGCATCGAAACGGTGCAGTTCCAAGCGATGTTCAAAGACGAGGTAGCAAAGCGTGGCCTAAATGCTGGCATCCAGATTCCTATTACGGAGTTCAATAACAAGACTCCGAAAGAAATCCGACTTAGGGGCTTAGTCCCGAGAATCAAAAACAAGTATATCAAGTTCCGCAAAGACCAGACTGTGCTCGTCAACGAGTTCTTACGCTTTCCAAAGGGTACAGATGACGGAATGGATGCGGTCAATATGATATGCGACGCAGCGTTTCCTAGCGGGGGCAATAAGCTCGTGTTTGGAGGAATCACTACAATGAAGCCTACAATGGCGAGGATGGGAGGTGTATTTGGCAAGTGGAGATAACAGTTTTCGGAAGGACATTCAGTTTTGGCATGGTGAAAGCCAATGGAAACACGACGAGGCAGACCATATCTACGATCATTCCGTATACGGTCAACGTGCCGAAGTCGTCTGTTCCGAAACTCAATGAGGATAACTTGCGAAGGTTTTCTAGGGGAGCTATCCCTCATCGTGCTATCACTCTCATTCGTGACGGTGTTTTGGCTCAGAACTGGCGTATTGTTCCGGTCAAGTCGGACGACAAGAGGTCTTATTCCACTCTGATTCGAGCAGTAGAGAACGTCATAAAGAATCCGAACGAAACGGATGACTACCGCTCTTTTTGGGGACAAATCATCAATGAGACACTTATCGGGGACAATGGCGCAGCAGAAATTGTCTTTACGGGCAATCCGCAGAAACCAATGAAGCTGTACCCTGTGAACGGGTTTTCCCTTGAATACGTCAATGGGTTTTACGAAAATCCGGATTATCCAAGGTTCTGCCAGCGAATCGGGCACTACGGCGATCCTGTTTACCTTCGTGATGAGGACGTTCTGTATATCCAGCACAACAAGACGACGGACAGGCAGTTCGGGCTTTCCCCTTTAGAGGCATCGTTCCAGCAGATTATAGCTCTTCTCGAAGCAGAGGAATATGCTACAAATCAAGCGTCTAACGCAGTACCGAAGAACGCGCTAAATCTTGGAGAAGGCGTATCGAAAGAAGACCTTGATGCATATCGCAAGTATTTTGTCGAAGAGGTCTACGGTAAAGGTTTTATGCCTATTCTTGGGGGGACTAAAGGAGCAGGATCACTCCGCTTGGGGGCAGAGGGTGACTCTGAGCTTTACCTTGAATGGCAGAAGCACCTTATCACGATCATAGCACTTTCTTTCGGTATTGACCCAAAGAAGTTGGGACAGGGATCGAACACAGATAGGTCTACAGTTGAGGAGCAGAACGAATCCATGCTCAATGAGGCTATCCGACCGCATTGCTTACTTCTTCAAGACGCGATCAATCGAAAAATCATAGGCAGGCTAGGTCTTTCCGATGTGATTAAATTCGAGTTTATCTTTGAAGATACCCTAGAGCAAAAACAAAAGCGACAAAAGATGATTACCGAACAATGGAACACAAACGGAATCACTCTCAGAGAGTATCGGGCAGCGTTGGACAAGCCTCCGATTGACAGCCCATACAACGATATGACGCAAGCGGAAATGAAATCTGCTCTGAATCAGAAGTATGCAATCCAGAACGTCATCAGCAAGTCGAACGAAACGGGTTCCGGCGGTAATGGTGGCTTCAATGGTTTGGGTAAGAACCGAAAAGAGGAGGTGGAAAAACACGAACAAGATGAAACTTAACGTCGTTTCTTTTAGTGTAGCGCAGGACGAGAATCCCGACTTCATGAAATTTGATGCAGTGGTTGGCTATATTGATACGCCCACAGATGCCACTCCTTGTGGTGGGGTCGAGGGGTATCAGTTGGTTATCAGCTCCGAGGGGATGGACGTTCAGTCGCTTATTGGCAGCGGAGTAAACGTGGCGTGGAGTGACGGATGGTTTTATGACGCGGAAGATACGCTCAAGAGTCATAACCCACGCTTCAAGGTTGGCGTCATCGATTCGGCGCAGGTTGTCGGTAATCAAATCATGGCATCTGGACATCTGTGGAAAGCAGATTTTCCCGATGTGTGCGACACGATAGAGTGTGCAAAAGAAAGTCTCGGCTGCTCGGTCGAGGCTTATTTTGATGGCTATAAGAAGAACGACGAAGCAAAAACCATAACGGGATTCGGAGCGCATTTTACGGGCGTTGCGATTCTCTACAAGAACAAGGCAGCATTTAAGAGTACAAAGATTATGTGCTCGATTTTACAGGAGGATGAAAATTTGAACGAGGAAATCAAGGCAGCACTGGCCGCCGCTATTGAGGAGCAGAACAAGGCTTTCGAGTCGAAGTTCGCGGCAATTAGCGAGGCTATGGAGAAATTTGAGAAGTCCGTGCAGGAGCTTTCGGCACAGGACAAGACCAACGACGACACGAACGATGCAGTCGAATCGGAGAATCAGAATAAGACTGATTTTTCGGCAGTAACGGCGGTCATCGCGGATGCAATCAAGGCGGGTTTTGAGGCCATGAAGAACACGGATGCAACGGCAACGGCTGATGTCGCGGCAGCGCAGACGGACAACAGCGCGGAGCCTACGCGCAAGACAGCAGCTTTCAGCACGACGCAACAGCTGCCCGATGCGAAGGAGAAGACGGCCATGGAGCTGGCAGCGGAGATTGATGCTGACGCGGCGCTCGACCATTCGCAGAAGATGGCCAAGAAGTTGGCTCTCTGGAACGCTCATCGAGACGAGTTTCAGAACGCCTAAGAGTCTATACGACTAATCAAATCTACACGACAAAGGAGATAATAATTTGGAACGTATTTTTAACGGCGTAAGCCGCCAGATGTCTTTCGCAGCAGCAACGGCTGATTATATCGGCAATGGGGCTATTCATGTTCCCGTGTTTGAGCCGCAGATTCTCGACAATACGCGCAAGCGTGGTGTCCTGCTTCAGCGCGTCTCTGCGAAGGCCGCAACGGGTCATCCGACTCGTTACTTCGAGAAGGTCGCTCATGAGAGCAAGCACAAGTTCGTCAATCCGCGTGCAATCGACCACCTCCTCGACACGAAGATCGACCATGTTGAGCACAGCGCCTACATCAAGGCTATCGTCGATGGTATCACTTTCACGAAGTTCGATCGTGAAGTTTACATTCAGCAGGGTTCGACGTTCGGCAATCTTGAGGCGCAGCAGCTCGATGAGGTCATCACGGATATGCTCGACGCACAGGATCGCGCCGTGTGGACGGGTGCGGCAACGAGCCTTATGGATGCCACGTCGCCGGAGTATTGTTCCCTTCTCACGCAGATCACGAAGAAGGGTGAGATCGCGAAAGATGCTCGTCTTGTGAAGGGTATTATCGCGAATGTCGCCGCTCTTATGAACAATCAGCAGTATGCAGTTCGCCCGACGGCCATCTACATGAACCCGCTCGACAAGGCGCTTCTCGATTCGCAGGAAATGGACGAGAAGGACAAGATTAAGGTCTATGATGTCGAGGTTGTTCCTGGTATCAAGGTCAACGGCATCATGACGGCGGCGGGTGTTCTCCCGATTGTCACGGACATCTATTGCCCTGAACACAAGATCGCGGTTCTCGACGAGAAGCAGATTGAGCGCCAGTATGTCGCTTCGCCTGTCCCGCGCGTCTACCAGCTCGGAACGGAGAAGGACTTGGCTACGCGCTACATCTCCGTTCTCTTCGATACGTTCATCGTTCGTGCGGCTAAGTACGGCCACATGATTATCGACATCAAGCAGAGCTGATCGCTGTAAATAGTGGAGCAGAGGGGCTTCGGACATCCGTAGCTCCTTTCTCTGCTATGCTCATAGTGAAACTTTATGAAGATGGATATTGTTGCAGGAAGTAAAAACGACGAATTTTACACTCCGGAATATGCGATTACGCCATTGCTGAAATATGTACCCCACCGTGCTGTTGTTTGGTGTCCTTTCGATACGGATAAGTCAAACTTTGTACTGCTTTTACGAGGGCATGGGTGTAATGTTGTAAATACGCATATAGAGAATGGACAAGATTTCTTTAGGACTTCTATACCAAAATGCGACATAATTATCTCAAATCCACCGTATTCAAAGAAAACAGATGTGCTGGAAAAGCTTTTTGACATTGGCAAACCATTTGCAATGCTGGTGGGAGTTGTTGGTCTTTTCGAGTCTAAGCGCAGATTTTCAATGTTTCGGGACAATGAGTTCGAGATTATGTACTTTGATAAGCGTGTTGCATACTATCAAGGCATTTTTGAGGGGAAGCCATCATTGAATCCTCCGTTTTCGAGTGTATATGTGTGTCACAAAATGCTTCCGAGCAAGATTGTGTTTGAACAAATCGAGAAGAAATAGAACAAAAGTCATGGAATGGTGGTGATAAGTTGGCAACAAAGAAGAGTGATGCTACGGCAACGACGGCTTCGACGACTACGACGACGGTAAATTTCTCCGATTCGGAGGTCATTGCGGTTGTTTTGAAGGATAGCATTGTTTATCCCAGGGACGGTGTGGCTGACGTGACGGAAGAGCAGTTGGAGCAGCTTAAGGCTATGGGGTCGGTAGAATGAGCTATATCACAGAGGAAGAGCTGATTCCCTATCAAAACATCATGGATGGAGTCAACATGGATGACGTGCGGATGGCGACGAGCCTTATCGACGGCTACCTTGGCAGGTCGTATGCGCTTAAAACCTTTCGGGATATTGTGAAAATCAACAAGAATCGAAGAGGGAAGCTCAAGCACGCGCCTGTTGCAGAAATCCAGAAGGCAGAGATTGTCTACGACACAATGTTTGGCAGAGAGCGTATGGAAGCCAATCTGATTGACATTGACCTTGACCCAGAGATGGATGGGTATTTCACCTATTCCGGCAATTATGGGATAGCTCCCCTAGTGTGTGGTTTTCGACCTATCTCTATCGAAGTCACCTACGCTTCCGGATTCAAGGAATATCCTCAGCGGCTCAAAGACGCGTGCGGTATGCTTGCGTGTAATATCCGGCAAACCAAGTCTTTCAGCGGAGCAAAACAGCTCACGTCGTTGGATTTCCAAGTGCTCATGAGCGATGACAGCTTCTTCACATCGGACATCAAAATGCTTCTCAAGGGGTTGGATAGCGATGTTTGCACAGTTTAATCGCCTCAAGAAGCCGATCAACATCAAAGGTAAGGCCTCCGAAAAGGCTGTATTTTCTCGTGTCGGCAGGTCGTCATCGAGTAATTTCAAGAGCAATTTTGTTTATACATGCTTGCTTCAAGAAAACACGAAGCTCGAGAATGGCGATATTTTTACGGCCAAGGTTGGCTTACACCAGCGCGAGGAGCAATTCCTTGTCATCTCTGTGCGTAAATCGGACGAATCCATCCAAGCTACGGTCTACAAGTGCAACGGAACGGCATTTATATACCGCTCCATGGCCAAGTACGACGAGTATGACAATATGGTAGGCAGCGAAGTTTCTTTGATCGCGGAAGTGCCGACGAATCACGTCACGGTAAATGCGACCATGCGCCTTTTGGATGCTGGCTTGCTCCCAAGTACAACGAAGGAGTTCCGCTTACCTCCATGCGACATCAGAGAGCTGGATAGGATTGTCTTAGACGGTAAAAATTTTTGTGTCGATGCGATTGATACCACGAAATTTGACGGACTGCTTGCGGTGCAAACATCGAATGATAATAGGAGCTGGAATTGAAGGACTACCGGAAAAGGCTTCTAAATGCTCTTCGGGCAATCGTGCAGAAGTATTGCAAAGCGGCGCAGGAACTTGTCGTACAGCGGTGGGCATCCCTAGATAACATCGACGGCAACGCGGCAATCAGTGATATGGAGCTTACCGTATCGAGAGATACTGTTGCAAGAGCGATATGCGCCTATGGGCAGAAAGCATGGATAGCAGAATATGGAAAGGGAAGTCAGATGGAAACAAAAGACAATCCCTTCTTGAGCGACTATGTGACAAGCCGAGGCTTCAATCGCGACAGGTTAGGTCACGCCTTATCTGTAGTTGGTCGTCCATACGGGTATTATGAGGATTTAGACGGAAATCGTCATTTCTCTCATGGTGGACTAAGTGGCAAGGTTATCGAAACCTTCTATGGCCAGCCGTTATTCTTTCCGATTCGTGCAAAACACGTTATCAAAGAAACGGTAAGGTCTATTCTTCCCGAAATGGAGAATGAAATCCAGGAAGCCGTTATCGGTGTCTTGGAGCAAGTCATGAACGAGTTTCCAAAGAAGGTGAAGATTTATGCTGGATGATATGGATTTACTTGACGAAATTTACGCTGCGTGTTGGAAAAACACCGAACTGACTGCGTTGTTGGGAAATCCAAAGACAGCGGCAGAGCGTTCTGCTCGTATTCATAGGGAAGTGACACCACTCTCTTATGCCACGGCAGACAACGTAAACTTCATCAGCATGTACTTCAATAGCGCGACCGAAACAGACAATATCTATGCCATTCGTGGCTTCTTGATCGTGGACTACTACGGCAAAAGCCGAGGAGACATCAAACGAATGAAGAAAATCGTCACGGAAATCATGCAAGACAAAGATATTTTCTGCACGTCAAGAGGCAGTATTCCCTCCGATGCGAAAGGAGTCTACATCTATTCGGAGAAATATCGGCCTCTCATTTGGGCATAGCGCGTCGTAGCACGTTGTAGCTTAGGTAAACATTCAACACAAACATACTCAACACAAACATACAAGAACTACACAAAACAAAAGGAGAAAAAATATGGAAAATTTGACAAAGAACACGAGGTTTTTCGTAGAAGGTACGGGTCGTGCCATCATCAATGACGGTCACGGCAACATCGGATACGTCCATTTGCAGGATGCCGTATTTGACTTTGCTTCCAAGATGGAGGACATCTACGGCGGCGAATCGAACACAAGCCTCTACCAGTACCAGACGGAAAAGAGCGGCAAAATCAACTTCACGAACGCTTCGATGGATGCTCAGACGGTTGCACTTACGCAGGGCGTTGAGATGTCGAAGAAGCCCGTTGTGTTTGCGATGGACGAGGAGGTTGAGATTCAGGCTGACGGCAGCTTCACCCTTGCTCATGCTACAGAGGCAGACCTGAGTACGCTTATGCTTGTTGATGACGAGCGCAAGGCTGTCCCCGTTACGGCGGGCAAGGTTGACACGTCGCACGCCAACAAGAAGCTCAAAGCGACGTACTGCTACACCGCGACGAGCAAGGCCGTTGGTGTTGATGTCGATACGGTCAGCGTCCCTGGCTACGTCCAGATTCTCTTCCGCTCCAAGCCGATGAAGCAGAAGGACGGTCGCGTTATCCAGCAGCTCATTACGATCTACAAGGCTCGTTCCAGCGGCGCTCTCAAGTTGGATTACAAGCACAAGAACGCTTTCGCTCCGGAGCTTGAGTTCAATATCGCCGATCCCGAGCGCGAGGACGGCAAGTTCTGGTCTTACGCTGTGGTGGATGTCACGGAGTAATTCTTCGTCGGTATATAGGAAATTATGGGGCTATCGAAAGGTAGCTCCTTTTTTCTTTGTATATGGAAAAAACACAGATAGGAGGTAAATATGGAAGTAGAAACTAAGGACGATAATTTTATCCGATGCCGAGATGGCAAGGACAGAGAAATCTTTCCCGCGCTTATCAAAGACAAGAACAAATTGCGCCATTTTATCACAAAGTTTCACACAGATATGGCTATTTTGAACTTCCTTTCTCCCGATTTGAAGAAGATGACGGAGATGCAGGAGAAGGAAACGTCAGGCAAGGACGTTGACGTATCGGAAGCATTTTCGGACGAGCCGTATAATGCGATGATGGAGCTTTTGGTGATGGCTTTTGGTGGCAAGTGTTCGGAAGAGGAAATCGCTGGTTTTGTTGATATGGCTATGATTCCCAAAATCTTTAACGTATTCTTCGGCATCAGCGGCTACAAAGAAGCAAAAAAAAAGAAAGCGGAGTCCAGTGGAATGAACTTGTCGCTTCCATCGTAAAAAACACGTCTATGACAGTGAGAGACATCAACGAGCTGTCCTTTCCCGAGCTGGAAGAACTAATGGATGGTATGAGTCTCAATGCCGAAAAAGAAAGAGCCGAACTGGAAGGAACCCAGACGACTCGTGGCGGTGCGGAAGAGTTTATGCAGTTTATGTTGGCAAACAGCTAGAGGTGGTTTTTTGTCAAATATGTAGGTCGGTCTTGTTTTCTCGCTCCGATTGCCATAGACATTATGTCGCGAACAAAAGCAAACCCTATGAAGAGAACTGTTGTCAAAAAGGTTATAGACCATATCCAAACATAAAGGGGAAACACGTCTCTGTTGTCGATCGTCATTTTCACAGAATTTGTTTCGGTAAAGAAAAGGTTCGTGAGCACAAGACCCATGGACAAGTAGAACCCTATAAGTGAAACTGCACCCGTGTAGTCTGCCGCTCTTGCTAAGAGCATCCAATATTTGTTTTCTAGGTAGGGTGTCGTAGGTTCAAGCAGGTCAAACCAGGGCTTCGCCGCTCCAAAGAGTCTGTCTGCTAAAGCCCATAACGTCAGGCCAAAGAAAAAGCCAAAGACTAAAACCTTTCCGTAGTCTGGCATGAAAATCATGGCTATTCCGGCAATAACACCGAGCGCAGCTCCGTCCTTCCTCAAAAGCAAGAAAAACATAACTATGACAGCAAGCACAGTGGGAACAGTACCTACGAAAAACATGATTTACACCTCCTGTTTCTTCGATTCGCATAGCATTTGCAAGGTTTTAGTACACGAAACGCTTGTCATTCTTCGTCATCAGCGGAGAAGTAAGAAAGCATCGTCTTTTTCCAGTCATTTCCTGCTTTAACGGAAACAAGTTTTAAGGTTAGGTGAATCCATCTTTTGTTGATATTACTGTAGGCCTTTCCATATCCTTCGATTATGTGCATAGTGTCCGAGAAGTTCACCTTTTCGTCTTTGGTGTCACCTAGACACGTTCTCTCGGCGCGATCAAGACTAAGGGCGTGTTCTACGCATATCGTTGAGGAGGCGTAGCTGTTTTTCTCCTCTTCGTTGTTGTGTCTGCTTTCTACCTCTACGGTTGACACATGTCCAGACTTGTTCTCGTAAACAGAGACAACGGCATTTTTCCCAACGTGGAACAGGTATTTCTTATACAAACCAGTTTCTCCCTGATAAGCAAGTTCCCCTGTTGCTAGTGCTGCGTTGAAGAACCTAGGGTTTTCTTCGCACGCCAGTTTATAGTTCTCAAAGAACGTCTGTGCATCGTAGTCCACGAGTTGTACGGGCTTGGCATAGGCTGCACAAGTCGAAAGAAGCATGGCTACGAATACAAAGGCAATTCGGAAAATCATTTTCATGGTCATCTCCCTTTCTTTATTACGCTCGTTTTACATCGTTTTATATTGTTCTTATCCATATTATAACATAACCTTGTCTGAAAATCTATCATAGGGAGGTATTTTATGGCAGACAAATCACAAAAACTGCAAACAGACCTTATCTTCAAGGCTCAAGATGCGATCTCCCAGATAACGGAGCTTGCTGCGGCTTTGGACAAGGTTTCTAAAGTTCGCTTCGATAATGTGTCAAACCTTATGGGGGCTATGCGTAGCGCTCTCGCGAAAGTGACAGAGGCATCGAACGAAAGTGCGAAGGCACAGAAATCCAATGCAGAAAAGGTCAAGACACTCATTCAGCAACAGACGAAGCTCATTCGTGATATGCAGCAGGAATACGCCAAGGTTGGCAAGGGAGTAGTCAACACTTCATCGTGGAAGAAAAATATTGATGTCCTCAATAGTCTTACACAGCAAATCGCAAAAATGAAGTCTGAGATGGGCGATATGGGTTCCGTCCGGAAGGAGTTTGAACGCGCTCTTTCTCTTTCGATGGGGAATGACAGCCTTATCAATAACCTCAAGCAACAGCTAAAAGACTTCGAGAAACGCTACGCTGAGGTCAAAACACTGATGAGTGAAGCCCGCGTAAACAACGATAATTCTGCAAATCGGAAAGCACAACAGGCTACTGAGAGGGCTGAACGAGAGCGGCTGCGGAACATCGAACGCGCACGGAGGCAGCAGGAAGCGGCAGACCGACGGGCAGAGCGAGAACAGGAGAAAGCGGCAAAGAAAAGAGAGTCAGATGCAAACAGGTTGGCTTCTCTAAACTCTCGCATCGAAGAAATTCAGAGACGTATCAATCAGCATAAGGGCGATGGTGGTTTAGTCTACACTCAAGCAGCCTTCAATGCAGAGATCGCTCGCATCAACAAAATTAAACAAACTCTTCTTTCGATGGGGCAAGCAAATCTCGCGAGTCGCATATCCCCAGAAAACATGATGGCGGGTGTCAACAGGTGGCAGAACGACAAGCCTCCGTTGGCAGCATATCAGAGATTCCGTCAAGAGTTAAATAGGACACGGGAAACGGCAGAAAACATGTTCCATGCCTTCAAGCGCACAGGCAATGAAGCAGACAAAATTCGCTTTGAGAAAGCTCGAACAGAGCTTATGCGACTCAATAATCAGGCAGAAGAGTTCAATCGACAAATCTCTAAAGCGGCAAGAACTGAGCTTACGTTTGGAAATATCATCAAACGCGCAAGAGAAGCAGCAAACTGGAAGATCGGTAATGCTATCGAGAACGCTATCGTTGATACTCCGTTCGAGGCCTTTCACGACATCAAAGAATATGAACTTGCTATGGCTGGTGTCATGCAGGTGTTGCCAAAACTTGAGCTAGACCAGAAGAATGTCAACGAGCAGTTCCAAGCATTTTCAGACATCGCAGGGAAATATGGGCAAAGCGTCAGAGATGTTATGGAGGCAGGCAAGTCTATCGGTCGTATGTACGGTCACGATAATGACGGTCGCGGAGATTACAGCCTTGGTACAGAGAATACAAACATTCTCACGCAGCAAGCGGCAAAAATGGCCACCGTTGATAACTTTGATGTGTTGGAGGCCACGAGAGGTCTTGAATCTGCTCTTGCTCAGTTTAACATGCAGACAAACGACTCTAACCTTTTGATGGCACGCTCGGCGCATATCCTCGACATCTGGACAGCTTTAGCTCACCAGTCTGGCGCATCGGCACAAGATTTAACAGAGGGTGTCCGTCAAGCCGGCGCATCGGCAAACGCGGCGGGTGTTTCGTTTGAGTTCTTGAACGCTCTTATTGCAACTGGTGTTCGTAGTACGGCCAAGACGGGTAATGAAATCGGTACCACACTCAAGTCTCTGTTTGCTTCAATGCAGTCAGATAAGGCCATTAAGGCTATGCAGGACTTCGGAATTGAGGTTTATCGAGTCGGAGAAACAGGCAAGACCGAGATGCGTCCACTTCAAGATTTGATTATGGACATTTCTTTGGCTCTCAAGACTACACCGAAAGACACGAAGGGTGTTACTGATTTCTTGCTTGCTATTTCTGGTGGTAAGTTTCAGGTCTCCAAGGTGTCGGCTATTCTTCACAACTACGAAGAGATTCAGCGTGCATTGGGCGTCGCTCGTAACTCTGCGGGATTCACAAACAAACAGCTTGAGTTTCAAATGGACACGATGTACCGCAAAATCGAAACACTCAAGGCGAATATCGCGTCTGTTTTTCAGCAGGCTGGCACTGATGGATTAGTTAATGACATGAAATGGATTCTCAATTTGCTTATCCATATAACCAAGGGTATGAGCACAACAGAATCCCACGCTTATACATGGACAAAGGGAATCCTGGGAGTCGTTGCGGCATACAAACTAATCCCTCCACTTTTGAATGTGATTGCACGCGCATCTGGAAGGGCTGCTGGGGCTTGGGCTGCCACGAGAGCTTCTGGCGTTGGTCTTATGGGGATAATACCTAACTTTGGTTCTGGTACCGTTACGGACACGAAAGCCAATTATTTCTCAAGGCGCGACACTCAGTTTAATAAAACGTCTGGTTCTTTATCGATGGGCGCTACGACGGGTTCTACGTCGGGTTCCAGCGCGAATACGTCTGCAACAACGGCAAATGCCACGGCTCATGCAAATGCGGCAAGAAGTGTAGCTGCGGAAACGACTGCGTTGAGCAGACAAAGCGGGGTTTTGGCAACGAACACTGCGGCTCACGGGAGTAATACGGCTGCTTTAGCGCGACAAAGCGGAGCGGCTTCGAGTGCCACGGCTGCACAGACTACCATGAGAGCAGGACTGACGAGAACGAATATGGTCTTGGCTCAAAATGGTGTTATGCTTAGACAAGGTGGGACGAACCTTAAAAGGTATTCCAATTTGTCACAAACTGCTGCTGCAAACACAAGAAAAATGAACTTGGCGACGGCGAGGGCAGTCCCTATGGTTCAAAAGGTTGCTCCTGCGGCGCAAAAGGGAGCGGGGGCTTTGAGAATCTTGTCTGCGGCGTCAAACGGAGCGGCATCGGCCGCAATGGGGTTGACCGCTGTTTTTGGAGGGCTTCAAGGTATGCTTATTGCTTTGGCTGCTACGGCTGCTATATCTTTTGTGGTGGAAGCAGACGGACTGGGAGAAGCTGCCGAAAAGGCCGAGAAGCTAAAACAAGAGACGGAAGATGCTGTTGTTTCTGCACAGGAAATGGAAGAGCAAAGCAAAAGAAACAGCGAAGAAGCAGAACGGCTAGCAAAGAAGTACAACGAACTTGCAGATGAATTGGCGTCGCTTGAGGCTGCATCAGATAATTCTTCCGATTCGCTAGAACGGCAGGGCGAGATAAAGAAAAACATGGAGCTTATCAGTGAGCGCCTTGCGGCTATCTTGCACGAAAACTCCGATCAGTTTATGGAAGACGGCAAAATGAATCTTGAGCAAATCGAGAAACTTGCCAAGGCTGACAAGGAAAAAGCTATTCAGATGATTACTGACAAGGAAGAAGCAGCTCGTGCTGATGTGGAGAGCACAAGAACCGCTATAGAAACAACAAGGTCACGCATAGAGTCCTTAAAAACGGAGCTTTACGCTGTAGGAAAACTTGCTTTGGGTTATCGTCTTTTGTATATGCTTAGGGCTGCGGGAAGAGAAGTTCTTGGTAATTTCTATGCCATGAGAGCACAAGAATATGAAACAATGGCTTCGGACAAGTTTATACCAGATGCGATAAAAGAAGAGTATGGAAATCAAGCGGCAGAAGCAAAAAGACTCTCAGAATGGAACAAGGACAAGAGGGACGAACATCTTTCCATAGCCACCGATTTCTATTCTGACCCAGAGAAGTTTAACAAACTAGGCGAAGAGATCGAAGCACTTGAGAGGCTCAATGAGTCACTTGCCCCCGAAGAAGCAGCTCTCGAAGAATACGCAAAAGCAAGAACCCGTATTAAGCTTCCAGAAGATATAGACAACACAAATGAGAACCGCAACTACGACCGAGATGCAACAATGCCAGATGAAAAAGACGGCAAAGGTAAGGGTAAAAAAGGTCGTAAGGGCAAAGAAGACAAAGAAGAATGGTCTTTTGATTCGGAGTTCGACAAAGGTGTAGCCGCTATCTTAGAGGGGGAGAACAGTCCACTTAAGGGCAAGGCTTCGGTTTCTGAGCTAATGTCACTTGCTGCGGCGATCAACGGTACAGACGTGCATAGCATGAAGTCGGATTCGTTTGATAACCCACTGGGGGTTACATCTGACATGTGGGAAAAATACGCCTCTGCATATACGCGTAACGCTCACAATAGTTTTGGTGTCTTTGCTGACGTGTGGAATGAGATTCTTGACAATGGAGTAGCCTCTTTTGAAGATGCATCTAAGCAATATCTTCTCCGAATCGGAAAAAGCGAAGAAGAAGCAAACTCTATTATCGCTCAGACAGCGGCAAATTCCGAGTACATGGATAAGCACTATGACTTCAAAAACGCTGCGGGAGCCGTCCCCAAGCGAAACGCAAAAGGGAATGGTTTCTCCGGTGGTGCTGAATCCTTGTCTCTGTTGGATGCCAGTATCAACAATAACCTTGGGCAGACGATGATGAGTCACGCCGTGGGCTGTGTAGAGGCCGTAGATCAAATCCTTGCAGGAGTAGAGGGGTATTTTAAGGGCTTGTATGACGATAAGGTGTTTCGCGTTCCCACTCTGATCGAGCGCATGATTAGTGACGGGTACAGTGTCGTCCCCTTCGATGAGTCTCAGCTCGAAAAAGGCGATATTATTTCCTTTAACAGTTTGGGTGTCTCGCGCGACTCTAACTCTGCGTCCAATGGCGATGGGCAAAATGTTCACGTTATGATTTACTCTGGAGACGGCAATATCGTAGGCAATTCATCTGATGCTGATAAGATCATTACTAGAACACTTGCAGAGCATGAGTCATATCAAACACCTGCGTGGATTGTCAAAACAAATATCACAAAGGGGGGTATGGGTGCTGGCTCAGATACCCAGTATAAGGACGACCTTCTCGCGAAATACTACGGCAACAACAACGGCTCTATCTACAGTCTTGGTTATGACTACGCGAAAGAGTTCCAGAAATACCTTGAGAAAGCCGAAGAAACATATAATACCGTATCAAAGAACATCGAAAACTCCAAGAAGTTCTACGGTGATAATTTCTTCGATTCGCAAAGAGAGTACCAGAATGAGATAGAGAGGCTTGGCGCTCTCAATAAAGAAAAGGCGGTCGCAGAACGGTCGTACATCAATGCTCAAAACAGAGTCACAGAGTTCCTTAAGAAGCATCCAGAAATCGAGCGCAAACTCAATGCGGATGGGATGACGTGGGACAGGCTGACGCTAGAAGAGCAGAAAGAACGATTTGAGAAGGTCGGTGGCAAGGAAAGCGGCAAGCTCATCGATAGCGAAGATGCTATTCGCAAGATGCTGAACAGTGCGGTAGAAAAGCAACAGGAACAGCAATACAAGGTTGACTCCATGCGTGGTTATCTCGATCCGCGCTCTGCATACGAGTATCGTCGTAGCACGCTAAAGAGTACGGTCGATAATGACGGGAAAGACCGCGACTGGTTCGATCAGACAGACAGGCTAAAACAAGAAAAAGAGCTGGCTGAGAAGGAGCTTGGCCGCCTCAAAGAACAGCTTGAAAAAGAGCGTGTCGCTAGTGAGAAGGAAATTTCCGGTGCTAAGGAGAGCAACAACAAGGCTCAGAAGGCAATCGCAGAACTCAAGAAGAAGACCGAGCTTACAAAAGAAGAACGGGAAGAGCTTGAGCGCTTAAATCGTGTTGTAGAAGTCAATAACTCCATCATCGAGAACGGCACAGAGGCATACAGAAATGCGGAAAAGGCCGTAAGAGAGCAAAGTGAGGCTGTCAAGGAAGTAGCGGAAAACTATCGAAAGATGGCAGAAGAGCTACATCGGGCAGAAAGCGATATGGCTACAGATTTCTTCGATAAGCTGATTGTGCAGGGTAATTCTCTGAGAGATATTCTGAAAGACATCGTAAAGCAAATTGCGTCTATTACAATTCGGAGAAGTTTTGACAATATCTTCGGGGTAAAGCACGAGAGCATGGGTTCACTTGATGATATTCTTGGAGGGAAATATTCGCGTAAAAGCCCCGCTTCGGCATTGACTAAAATGGCAACTCCTTTTTATCAGAGCAAATTCTTCCCTTCTATTCAGCCCAACAGTGGTATTGGATATGACTCTACGCAAATGCAAGGTCTTACCACAGCCCTGACTACGCAAACAGCGGCTACAACTACAGCGGCTACAGAGATTACGGCGGGCACAACGGTACAGACGGCAGGGAATTTGGCTACGCAGGCGGCCACAGTCACGCAACAGGCTACATCGGCTGCGGATGCGGCTACGACAACAGCAAACACGATGGCTGTCACGGCCTTGACCGCGCAGATGGCAACAACATCTCTTACTGGCGGTGGGTTCCTCAGTTGGTTCGCGAATGGAGGTAAAGTCCCTGGCTTTGCTTCTGGTGGTTCCGGCAGCGGCCTTATTCGTGGAGCTGGCACGGGAACTAGTGATAGTATCTTGACGTATTTGGCGCATCGGAGACAATTTATCCGCACGTCTGATGGCGAGTATATCATCAAAAAAGACAGCGTAGATAAACTGGGAATCCCCTTTCTCGATATGCTCAACAATCAGCCAGAACTTGCGCCTGCTATGGACGGGCTTAAACGCTACATGGATGGCGGTTCACTCGGCACAGATATGGCTCCCTCAATGAGAGCATCTACAGCAGAGAGCTATAAGAGGTTCAACCGCGCAAACGGGGCAATCAAGATGGCGTCCAATGAAAAAATGGAACATCTTCTGGCGGGTCTTCGCGAGGACGTGCAGAGAGGCAACGACAAAGAAACACCTGTTCAGCCCGTTATTCTCAATACGCAAGCATCCAGTGCAGAGGTTATGAAGGCAATCGCCAAGAATCCGAGGGCGTTTAACAGAATCATGGGAGGTCATCAGAAGCATGGCTTTAGATAAGTTTTTATTCTTTCCTAACGGTGAGGTAAAAATCACTTATTCATGGGGAAGCAAGGAAACTGAATACGAAAGCGGCTATAAGAAGTACAAAAGGCAGCGCGTATCGGCGAAAAAGAAATATTCCTTCACCGTGTCTGGCTTGACAAAGGATATGGAACGCCTAATTCGGTTCTACAACGATCACAAAGGACAGTATAAGCCATTCCTCTTTGGATATGATGGCGAAGAAGAAGCATGTTATTTCTCCGATGTGTTAAATATCACTCGATTATATGAAAACGCCACACCTGTAGGATTCCGTTGTACGGTAGATTTATCCGTAAAGAAACAGCGCAAAAAATATGGCACACCAACAGAGAACGACACTCTGCCAGCTCCTCACGGTTCTGTCAAACACTCTATTGACCACAACGTACAGGTCTTGGAGATGGGGGCAGAAGGCAGGAGAATAAAGTCATCTTACCCGCACGAAAGGCTGTCTTGTGACTGGAGCGGCTTAAAGAAAGACAGAGACAAGATTATCGAGCTATTCAACTCTCATTGCCGTATCCCGTTGCTCATGAAAAAGGGAGGGGCGGTCTATAGAGTCATACTTCCCGATTCGCTTGAGGTGACTGACCTTAGAGAGCAGCAGAATATCGTAGGCTATAAAGCCAGTATGGACTTGGAGATCGTCAATGAAAAAGAGCATCGGTGACATCAGCAGGTTTGTGGGGATTCCTCATTATTTTGGGGAGTCCTCTTTTTCTAAATGTGACTGCCTAGGGTTATGTCGATTGTTTTATCGCGAACACGGGTACAAAGAGCACATCGATGACGGCTTACCCATCACGGAAGGAAAGAGCTTCGGTGCATGGCGTCGGCTCTATACATACCTTCTTACGCACATGGATAGAGTCTTACACGAAAACCTGCAATACGGCGACCTCGTTGTATTTCAAATCGAAGGAGAAGTACATCTTGGAATATACCTTGAATATGGGAAACTGTTGGCTATGCAGATACCCGTAAAGTTCGGTAAAACGACAAGTACCATCTATCATCGTGACTGGTGGAGTAGGTACTTCAAATATGCTTTTCGGAGGAGGTGAAGATATGCCGAGTACATTACCAGTGCAAATGGAGAAGGCAAAAGAGAGTGGTAATCCTTTTTTTATCGAGCTATACGTTTTGGAGCTACGCAATGGAATCACTCGCATAGCGGCTTGTGACGAAGACATTGTATACAACGGCGAGAAATATGTCGCTGTACCGTTCAAGCGCGGAGAAATCACAAAGAGCATGGATAACATCACGGACTCATGTGAGGTGACGTTAGGTGACTGCTCTTATGAGCTACTGTCTTACGTTATGCAAGGGTTTGACTTCCGAGGGTGCAATGCTACAATCGCGCGTATTTCATATCCAGAGTCGCTGTCTGACCCAAGCATAATCCAACTAGTATTTTCTGGCTATATCGACGAACCATCTTATTCCGATGGGCAATTTACATGCAAGGTAAAGTCACGCATACCGGATATTGAGTGCCCGAATCGTGATTTTCGGCTTGCCTGCAACAGCGAGTTTGGTGATGCCGAGTGCGGAATGAGCCTGGAGGTAGAGAAAGTGCCTGTCTTATCCGTCAGTGGGAACAGTATTACCGTCGGGAAGAGTTGGACTCAGAACTACTGGCGCAACGGCGTAGCATCAGTCGAGGGAGAATCTAGGGTTGTCCACAAATCGGAAGGAAACACCATTACACTCAACATCAATTTTGCCCAAGATATAAGAGGCATAGAGGTTACACTACAACGTGGGTGCGACAAGAGTGCAGATATGTGTCGTAAATATGGGAATATGAAGCATTTTGGCGGATTCCCAGCGATACCACTAGAAACGCAATATAGGTAGGTGATATGATGTTCAATTTTGACTTACAACTTTTTGGGGGAGGCGGCAAGGACGGAGGTAAGCTCTTTGGCGCGATTGTTTTTGGGTTTATATCACAGGGGTTCGGTTTCTTTGGCTCAGGACTCAGTGCTATTTCTCGATTTGTCATGGGTGCTTCTCTTTTTAGCAGTGTGTGGACAGCTACCCATAAACCAGAATCTTCATCGCAGGGTAACGTAAGCGTTCAGCGTTTTGACCGACAGCAAGAGCAAATGACAGCGGACGTTCCCGTGCAGCTCGTGTATGGAAGACGGTTAATCACGGGCAATCAGACATTCCATCAGACGGACGCAGATGCAAAGCAACTCCATAAGCATGTTGTCTTGTGTGAAGGTGGAATCAGTAAGGTTGTTAGTGTCACCGCAAACGAGCTTCTTGTTCCTCAAAAAAGCACAGATCAAAAAAGCGGCATTGTCTTTACTGTTCGGAATATCAAGTACGAGAACGCTGGAATCCATTTGTCTGGGAAAAAACTTACACTCACCTATGGGGACAAGTCGAAAGAAATTCAGTTGGTAAACAAGAGTGATTTTGAAGGAAGCAGCGACAAGTCGTTTTGGGAGTGGCAAGTCAGTATCTCTGGTCTTATTTCGTATATCAACCGCTTGGGGGAGGGATGGCAAGCCTTTCCGTTTGCCGCTACAAGCAAATATCCAGGCGATCTTCATAATATAGATGCAGGATGTTATGCAGATTTTGCCGCGCTTACAATGGACACTGTTATCGGTGGCACGTCATACGCATTCCACGACTGCGAGCCTCCGGATAACTACGACGAGACAGGCGGTTACCCAAAGATGGCTTGGCTCGATATGTATTTCACCGTATCGGAAGAACTAAATGGCAATCCGTCTGTGTCGTGTCTGGTTGAAGGACTCAAGGTTGTGGACACTCGCTCTGGAAAGGTTGAATATTCCACAAACCCTGCGATGTGCTTGAGGGACTTTTTGCTTTCAAAGCGTTATGGCTTGGGCAAGTGGATAACGTCAGAAATGTTGGATGAGGATAGCTTCAAAGAGTCTGCCGACTATTGCGATGAGATTATATCGTATCTTGATCCTGTGGGTGTTATGGTTCATGAAAAACGATATGAGCTTAACATGATTATCGACCAGCGCATGAGTGCTATAGAGTGGCTTCAAGAAATCTTGGCCAATTTTTGTGGCTATATGACATTTACAAATGGCAAATTTAAGCTCCACATTGAAAGAGAAACGCCCATATCATATAAGTTCAACGATGATAATTGCTTCGACTTATCTGTAGCTCCACTGGCTTTATCTGAAACGCCGAATAAGTACAGTGTGGCGATCGTAGACCCGCGTAACAACTGGAAGACGATACATTGCATCTGTGAGGACTATGCTGACCAGAAAGAGCGCCAGAAGATCATCACGAAAGAGGTTCAGCTTAATGGCTGCACATCGCAGTACCAAGCGTTGCGTCTGGCTCGATTCTATCGCGACCAAAACTTAGCTTGCCCACTACAAGTCAGCTTCAAAACAGGTGTAGAAGGTATGCATCTTGAACCTGGCGACGTTGTGACCGTTTCTTATCATGGCGTATTCACGGATTTGCCTATTCGCATCGCAGAAATCAAAGAAACAGAGGATGGCGACTATGAGATAAGCGGACGCCAATACAATGACACCCTCTATGGCGATGAGTTGAGCGGTGGTGTTCACTGGTACAATTATGTTGGAGCCAAGGGAATGACAACGGACAAAGATGAGATTCCCCCGAAGAACGTGCGAAACGTCAAGGTTACCACGCAGCGGCGACGCGACGAAGATGGGGTCACGAGGTATGATATTCGCGTTTCTTTCGATTTGCCAGATAGCCCATCTGTTGAGTGTGGTCAAGTGTACTACAAAACAAAGGCCGCGGCAGGAACGGAAATAGGGGTATTTGAGGAAGGCATCCCCTCAGACGAAATCGGATGGAAAAGGGAATGGAAGTTTGCGGGAGAAAGCCCTCGCGAGTTTATCTTACCGAATGTGGCACTAGGAGAGACATACAAGGTTCGTGTTGTAGCAAAAAACAAAAGCGGGTCTACGGCAGAGCTAGATGGCGCCCCTGAGGTAGTCATCAGAGTGACGGCAAAGGAAACCGTTCCGTCTCAACCGTATAACCTTCGATACAACTTCTCTCGTGAGTTTCTGTTTTCATGGGATGATGTTCCCGATTCGGACGTTATCTATTACGAGCTTCGCATGGACAAAAATGTAGGCACGCCCTTGGGCTTGCTTGGTCGAACGGCCAACACGTCGCTTGCGGTACATTTATCATCTCGCGTAGGCACAGCTTATCTGTATGCAGTAAACTCCTTAAAGAAGGCGAGTTATCCAGCAGAAGTAAGCTATAGCTATCCGAAGCCATCGGCTCCAGGCCAGATTACATTCAGAGATATTCCTCGTGGCGTCAATATCCTCGTCGAAGAGTTTCCCCAGAACGTAAGGGCAATGAGGTTGTATATCGATGGAGCTGGCGCATCGGAAGAAATAGACGTCGAGGCAAATTCCTATGTCTTTCACGGGAAGCCCGACGTTTATGATGTGTCCGCTACATACATTGACCTTCTTGGGGAGGGCTACCGCTCACCGTCATATACCTGCACAGTCAGCCCTACATTTAATCCTAAATGGATAGAGAACGGCTCTTTATCTGCCAAGCAAATGGATAGCATCGTAAATGATGCCCTAAGCAAAGCCGTCAAATCAGAGGTGGATATTGCTAGCATAAAAGAGGACATTGGAGATATAGATACGGACATTGCCGGACTAAGAGAAAGCGACAAACAGATTACGGCGACCATAGTGGACAAGGAACGCAATCTCGCATCGCAAATCAAGCAGACAGCGGACAGTATCAACTCCACGGTGCAAAGCA